TGGCAGGTTGACTCCCTCCCTTCCGTGTCCGCTGAACAGGCTGGCGTGGTCGATGGTACGGATGTTGACCCGAATGGTGCGTCCATCAAGAACTATGTCAAGGATGGTGCTACACAGTATCGCTATGAACTGTCGAACCACATCCAAATCTTCAGAGAAGCCACGAGAGTGTCTCCGTTGACTACTGACATTGCCGTCATCGCTGGTGTTCGCTCCGAACTGTCGAACAATGTGGCTAAGGCTACCGAAACCCTGAAGCGTAAGATGGAAAAGACCCTCTGCTCTGCCAACCTCCCGAAGGCTGACGATGGTTCTGCCCAAGGCTACGCCACTCGTGGTCTCGACTCGTGGATTAAGAACGACTTCACAGGTGATGCCTATCTCCCTGTTCCGTCTTCTTTCCGCACTCCGACCTCGTCTATCTCCACAGTCGGCACAGCCGCTCTTGATGAACTGGTTGTCCAGAACATTCTGGCCTCCGTTTTTGAGCAGACTGGTCGTCCTCAGGAGTTCGACCTCCTCGGCGGTTACAAACTGAAGCAAGCCTTCACGGCCCTGACCTACACGACAAGACAGAATGCCAACGACAATACGGCCTCCGTCATCCGCACCCTCAACAGAGAGTCGGAGCAGAGCGTGTACAAGTCTAGCATCGATGTGTTTGAAGGTGACTTCGGCTCCATCCGTCTCCACACCTCCCTCTTCCTGAAGAATAACTTCTGCGGTTACCTTCTGAACTGGGACTTAGTCGGAGTCGGCTACGGCGGCAACATCGCTCAGGTCAAGGAACTGACGGACAATGGTGGTGGCCCTGCCAGACTGGTCGAGGCTATCGCTACTTGCATCGTCAAGAACCCCCTCGGTCTGGCGAAGTTCGACTTCACCTCGTAATCGGTAGTGGCTGACGCATTCGTCCAGTCGCTTGTTGAGATAATCCCTCCCCACCTCCACAAAGAGATGGAGAGGGAACTCATCAACGGCTGGCGAATGCGTGAGTCCATTGCTCGTGCCGAAGCGAAGCAGATTGGGCATCACGGACATTTCAACGAGGCCAATGACATCAAAGGTCTCGGAAGAAAGATGGGGAGCATCCCTGCCGATGCCTATCACTACTGGGGACAGAGACTGGGATACGAGTGCTGGAAGGACAAGGAGTTTCTCCGTGAGTACTTCCGTGACAATCCCGAACTCGCTGTCCGCAATTATTGCAAAAAGACAGTCGTACAGGGTGCATTGTTCACCCCTGATGGTTTCATAGTTAAATAATGCGTACTACGCCATTCTCACAAATCCTGTTTGAGTCCCTGCAATACAGCGGGAATGACAGGCATAACATCACGGACGAGACATTTGCTCAGTTCCGTGATTTCATCTCCGCAAGACTCCGTGAGGCTTGGGAGCAGGATGAATGGCCCGACCTGTGCCGTTTAGCACAGTTCACAACTACTACGGATGCCAACAATGTGGTATCCTTTACTTTACCCGCTGATGCTGGAGAGGTGTTGGCGGTTTATAACAACAATCCTCAGGTTACATCTAGAGCCAAGGAGTTTGGTTATGAAGTTTATGATGACGGAACAACTACCAAAATCATCCTTCAATCAAGCCTTTTAACCAATGGATGGTATCACTATAGGATTAAGTGTCCTCAACTTACAGGGGATGTTTACGACCCTAATGTTGTCTATTACCAAGGTTCTCAAGTCTATTTTGACAGTGGTTCTGGAACTGGGTCATATGTGCCTGTTTCTGGAAAACCACATATTGGCAATTTTTATACTTGTTCTGTAAACAACACAACTGCTGGTCAAAACCCTAGCAACACTCCTACGGCTTGGACAAAGATTGAAATTCCTTATATTTTTGGCAACTATTGCTCTTGGGGAGCCGCCGCTAACTGGTTGGTTTCAGAAGGTATGCTACAAGAAGCCGCTGGCCTTGACTCCAAGGCTGGGCAGATGTTAAGTATTGAAGCCGATAAAATCGCTAGACAACAGAATCAAACACGAAAAATCAAATTTACTAATCCCTACACCTAATGTCCTCCTCATATGTCAGTTTCTCTACTCCCGCCCTGCGGAAGTTGACCCACCTTGCCGATTACACCTGCACTACCTCCTATGTCGAGGTTCTTCCTGCTAGAACTCTGCCTGAGCGTAGAGTCGTAGTCATTATCCAGAACAAGGACGCTTCCGCTAAACTTGAGGTTGTCTTTGATTCCACAGGAACCGCTGGATTAATCATCCCTCCTGAACAGACAATCTCCATTGAAAATTACAACGGAGTTGTTCGTCTTAAGTCTGATACTGGCGGTTCAATTGCCCACATTGCTTACGGCTCTGTTTGATGTTCAACGGACTTTTCAGTCTGATTGGCCTGTCGTGGGGCAACGGCTCTGTTTCCGTTTCTGGGCCTAGTGAAGGGCCGTCTTATCCCCCTGCTGGGACATACTACGACACACAGTACGGAGTCGAGTATCCTATCGCAGAGGGCGGGTCATATACGATTAACCCTTTGGACTCATCTCAAGTCCCTAATCAGGTCTGTGATGTTGATAGGGAACACGATGGGTCTGGAGGCATCGTGTATGACTGGACTACGGCTACTAATATCCAATACAAGACAGCAGGAACTTCCTACGCAACTGACTTTAATACCCAAATTGATTTTGGGTCGGAAGAAGTTCCTACAGGAAGCGGAAATTATTTTTCTCCCTCATTTGAACATCCGACATACGAACACGATGGGTCTGGCGGCACTCAGAATGGTGCTAATGTTTTTGGTGGGCATAAGCCGTATGGAACTTACATCAATCTTGCCTATAATGAACAATATGAAGTAGTCCCGCTTTGGTATGTAAATTCGTCTGCCTATTACATAGACACAGGGAGGTATTATGATTATATCTGGAATGGTAATAATACTGGTTATTCACTTTCTTCAGAACAAGGAAACTACACTCCTCAAGGAACTACTTTCTATACGGAAAATTCAACTACAACTTTCCCAGATGGTAATGATTATGCAAACGGAATTATTACAAACTTCCAACACGATGGGTCTGGTGGACATCAGACTTCTAGCACAGGCTCTTATTATCCATATGGAACCTTTGTTTATTCTGAATATGTAAACGGCACACAGACTTCAGTTGAAGTTCCTTCAGGAAGCGGAAATTATTACGACTCTCAAGAATATGGTAACGCATATGTTTGGGATGGAACTGGTTATTATACTTCAGTTAGTACTTGGTATATACCCTCTGGCACATTCATCTATAATGATGGAACTTACGACTACTACTGGGACGGCTCTGGAGGCTACTACACCTAATCTTTAATCTATGCTCATCACTATCATCATCTCGCTCACCCTTGGCTTCGCTGGCGGCTTCTACGCTGGAGTCAAGAACGCCAACTCGTCCAAGGTCAACAAGGCTAAGGACATCGTTGACCTCATCAATAAGTAATGCCATTTGAATCCCTAAAAGACGGAGACTTGTCATTTGTCGGGCTTAACAGCCGTGACAATCCTTCGTCTTTGCCTCAAGGGATTGTGAGCAAGTCAGTAAATTTCAGGATGGACAGAGGCATAGCGTCTGTTCGTCTTGGGAGCAAGCGTCTAAAAACATATCCAGAAACAGAAACAGTTTATGGCGTTGGAAAATATGTGAACGCTTCGGGCCAAGATGTAATCATCATGGCTTTGGCAGACAAATTCAGATTTTACAACATTGCCACTAACACATATAGCACACAGAACTATGGTGCTACATTGCTGACCACGCAAGATGGAGTTGATGTAGTATATGCCTTGGGAAAAATTTTTGTTACTAGAGGTCATAACACTAGACCTTTCATGTTTGATACTGCCACAAACATTACTACTGTTTTGCCTGTAAGTGCTGGGACTGGTCACGAGTTCCCAAGTCCAAATGGATTGATGTATTATTGCAACAGGCTTGTCGCTCTTGCAAGACATCATATTTCTGGATTTTCTGCAAGAAACTGTGTTTCTGTTTCCAACTTTCTTCAATGGGACAAGTGGGATGCCTTAGATGAATTTGTATTTAATGAACAGGGCAATGACTCTGTTGTTTCTGTTTCTCCTTGGACAATCAATGAGTTCTTGGTTTTTTGCCGAAACAGCATTTACTATGTCAATCTTGGCATTGAAAAATATGTTACAGGAGACCCTCTTGGTCAAGACTCCTTCATTAGGACTCTTGTAACTGACATTGGTTGTTCTGCTAAAAATACGATTGTTCAGGCCAATGGAGGGCTTCTTTTCCTTTCCGACAATGGAGTGTACTTTTTACAACCGCAGTCTGTAGGTTCAAACGAGTCCATCAAACTTCTGACTGTTTCTGACCCTGTATCTTCTCCTGTTGATGACATCATAAAGAGAATAAACAAGACTTATGCTTACAGGTCTGTAGCCGCTTATTGGAATAACAGGTATTATCTTGCAGTTCCTTTGGAC